CATGTATCCTTCTAGACCTAGAATTGGCTTAATGCCCTTTGCTTTTGCAATACGGTGCAGTTCCCTATGCCCAGATAAAGTACCGTGGTCAGTGATGGCTATTGCAGGCATCCCTAACTCAACTGCACGGTTCACGTATTCTTCTGGAGTAGCAATCCCATCAAATAAACTAAAATGGGTATGGACATGTAAGCCGACGTAGTTCATATTACCAATCAGCGTTAGTTGCTGAGGTGGCAGATGGGCCATCAAAGCCCAAATAGAACGCTTCTTGTTCTGCGTATGGAACCTTGCGTAGTGCAGATTCTAGTGGGTAAGGCTTAATGTCTCCCCAGTTAAATGGTTCCTTGTCTGGTGCAGATGGAATAAGAGTGTAATTTGTTTCAGTTCCCTGACCATTACGCTTTAACTTCCACTGTACATTTGAGATGCTTCCTGTTTCAAGTGCATACTCACGAATTGTGTTGAATGATGATTGCTTGCTGATACCCATTGACCAGATTGCAACATATGGTGATTCAATGCCATCGTCTACAAGAACGTTGCAGTAGAAGCGAAGACGTGCTCTCCAGCCAGCCTTTGGATCCTTGCGGTGCATTTCTTCAGCCCAGTCACGACCTTCTGTATCCATTGTGTCTACAGCCTTGCGCTTATAGTCCTTTGGGTTTGTGTGTTCTGATACAACAATTGCTAGTCCACGCTCTGCGTTATAGTTTGCTGAATCTTCGTCTAGTTCTTCTAAGAACCGAATCTTTACTGATTGTCCGTCAGCAAGTTTTAGCCACTTAACCTTTGGACCATCTCCACCCTTTGGGCCGTCTAGTACTGGGCCCATTTCCTTTATTCCTCTTAGTATTGCCATGTGTTTTCTCTTTTCTGTGTTATGTTAGTTTAGCATAGACTGTATTGATTTGTCAAACTGGAAGTCCAGTTCTTGAATTGACTTATCGTCCATGTCGCCTATATCTTTATATTGCTTATTTAGTTGTATTACAGATACACGAGAACCAAGTTTTTCAACTATCTTAGTTTTCATATTTCCACCTGCTTCATCGTTGTCTGCAATAACAATTATATCATTAAAGTACTTTTTAAGCAATTCTATTTGTATGTTAGATACGTTTGAGCCAAGGGTTGCTACTGCAGGAAAGCCACACTGGTCAAGCCTAATAGCGTCAAATGATGACTCTACAACATACACTTTCCCAGAACTCTTAACCCTGTGAAGATTAAAAAGTGTTTTTGATTTTGGAAGTCCTGGAGTATTCTTGAACTCTTTGCCCTCAATAGATCTTCCAACAAAGCCAATTGGTAAACCATCTGGGCTATGAACAGGTACAGTAACCATATCCTGTTTGTCTGAGTATCCTAAAGAAAACTTTGATGCAGACTCTTTGGTTATCTTTCTGTAGTTAAAATAATCTTTTGCTCTATCAAAGGAAAGAAGGTTATTGTGCAAACGCTTAAGAACTAGTTCATCAAACAGTGTGAACTCTGGCTTTTTGTATAGCGCCTTATCTATATCGGTCTCAATACTTGTTTCTGTCTCTTTACTTTTTATAAATCTTGCTGCTTCAAAGTAAGTCCTGTTAGACATATGCATTACGAACTCTGTAAGTCCAGTTACATGATGACAGGCAAAGCAAAAAAATGTTCCATTGTTCTTGTCTATTTCTCCTGCTGGCGTTCTATTGTTATTGTGGTATGGACAAAAGATTATATAGTCTGAGTCTACCTCAGACTCAATCGTTACACCTGTTCCTGTGAGAACTCTTTTGATTTGTTCTTTTGTGTATAGATTGGTGTGCTTCCGTCTATCCCTGCTATCCATTCGCTTTGCTTTCTCCCTGTATGTATACCGTGTACTGTTAATTCAAACTCAAAATATTTTTTTCTTTCATTATAGTCTATAGTAAAGTCTGGGTTTATGTCAAGTCTTGGTACGTATCCAGATAGGCGCATCTCAGACTCCAGTAGCCTGATATATTCTTCTTTAAGCCTGCCAAGTGCCGATTCGTCATGAATTACTCCATTCAAATTGAACTTCTTGATTGGCTTGTGGTGATAGTTCGCCATGTAACATATTATACCTACTTATCTTCATAGTCTTTATATCTGTAGTATCCCTTGTCAAAATCAACCTGTACAAGGAAGTCTCCCATAAACCCATTACGGTTCTTTCTAAAAGCACACTCAATAATATCGCTATTGCTTGCACGACCAAGTGCAATAACCCAGTCTGCATCGTATGCAATCTGCCTTGACCAAGCAGTCTGTCCAAGAGTTGGAACACCGCTTAGATCATTTACATCGTCTGGTGTTGCAGATGAGATAGCAATAATTGGAACCTCTTCTCCAATAGCCATGAGTTTGAGTTCTCTTGAAAGGTTCTTCATTCGTACCGTTTCGTTGTCTGACTTCTGATTAGGAGCCATCAACTGTAGGTAGTCAACGATTACAAAGTCTGGTTTATACTGATCAATCTTTCCACGAAGAACTGACGGATTGATTTCTCCACCCTGGTCATTTGAAATGATATGAAACTCTGGCTTACCCTTTAAGTGCCTTTCATGCCAAGCCTTAAGAGTGTCCAACTCAACATCTCCATTAGACAATTTTCTGTGCGACCAAAGGCCTTCTCCCATAATTGTAAATACACGGTTACGAACTTCTGTCTCGCTCATCTCAAGTGAGATTACAAGGGGTGTCTTACCCTGTTTCCAGGCTTGTACAGCAAAGTACAGAGCCATCCATGACTTTCCTATACCTGGGTATGCTAAAAAGACCCCTAATTGACCTGGCATAATTCCAGAAGGAAGATAGTTATCGAACCCTGGAAGATTGGTTTTAATTCCAACGTGCCCTGCTGCTTGCTGAATCTTTAAATTCTCAAAGTATGCTACTGCAGACTCAAGGTCAGTTACGTCAATATCACGAATGGCCGAAGTGTTTTTCTTTAACTCTGATGTTTGTGTAATTAAATCATTTAGTGCAATATTGCCCTGATTGTTTTGAACATTTGTTGCTGCAGATCTTAAGATATCTTTAAGGCTATCATTTAGATATTCTCCCTGCAACTCTTCAAGGTGATGTTTTGTTGCACCAACATTTGAAATAGGAGAGAAATCTCTAAACTTTTCTGTAACCAATTCTGAAGGAGGAAGTGACTTATTGTTTTCAAAGTATAGCCGTATGAAGTTCCAAATATCTCCGTGAGTTCTAAGTAAGTTATCTACGTTGGCCTGTAAAAGAACGTGGATCTGCTTATCCTGAAGAACTGCAGTAATTAGTTTGGACTCTGTATTATTCACTTAGCCACTCCTTAGCCATTCTTCTACGCTCTGCTCTCTCTTCATCGTCTCTTTTTTTATCTTTTTTTGCCTGTAAAATTTTTTCTGCGTTATAAGCAAAGTAATTCCATGAAGGATTTTCTGAAACTGAAAAATAATACTCAAGTATATCGTAGCAGCCAGATAGTCCGTATGACTCTACAAGGCCATCTGAGGCCCACTGCTCTACGTTTAAATTAAGTGATGGCTTTGACTCGTACCTTGCGGTATGATACTTACTGTATCTTGAAAGCAAAGCCATACGGTCTTTGCGTTCTGCCATTACTCGTTAATTTCAGACTTTGCTTCGTTAATCTTTTCAGTTAACTTATCTTCTACAAACTTATAAACACGTTCAAATGCCTGGTCTGCAGTTTCTCCGTTACGTCTTGAATCTACAATTCCAAGATCAAGTCTTAGTGATTGAAAGTTTCCAAGGTTAAGTGTGTATCCAAGTGTTACAGATACCTTTGTGTCTTCGTTTTCCATGTTCATACCCTTCGTTAAATAGATTCAGACCAGATTGGAATGAATCGACCATCTTCAGTTCTCGTATATGTAAGTATACCATCGCCCATTCTTCGTGTCAACTCTTGCTTGCTTGGGGTGATATCATTTGTTATTAAATTATCTTTTCTTGGTCTACCAATATGGTATGTAGCAAGTATATCACGAATCTCCCTTACTTGCGATTCTGAGTAATAGGATCTTACCTGAAATCCTCTTGCTCCACCTTTTTGAGATCCCGTTGGAAATGGAATAACTCCTCGTTTCATTAGTGATGGCATATATTTTTTATGGCGATTAACTAAATCAGCAGTCTCTCTAACAGTATATGCTCTTTCACGTTTCTTTTTAAAATCAGAAATTAAACAACTTTCAATCTGATCTTTTGTTATATTGTAAACAGACATGATCCCGTTAGACTTGTTTAGGTGGTGTACTCTTACAAGGTCTCCATTTAAGAACCAGACCTTTTTATTCCCTGGAATTACAGGGAGGACATTGTAGCCTTCGCTCTCGATACTTCCCTTTTTAACAGCCATGACCCCTCCGCAGAACTTTCTGGTGGGTTATAAAAACTTCTTGATCCACATGAAATGCAATAGGTTTCAAGGTGACCGACTGTACTGTATTGTCTATCAAGAAACATTCTCCCACTACATCTTTTACACTTTAGCATTAATTAGGTACGCCAATGATAATTAAGTTAACATCAATAGACACATCTCCAGATGTATTAAATCTTACAATTCCTTCAACTCCAGATGTTGTAATGCTTTTTAAAACAATTGTAACGTTTTTGCCAGCAACTGTATTGCCAGTGTTGATGGCTGTTGCTGTTGCAATTGGAGTGTACTTAAATTCACCAGGGAAAGAATATGTAAATGATTTTTCTTCTCCAGCAGTGATTGTTCCGCTATTAACTACACGAACGTATCCTCCGATAACTCTGGCCTCACTGCCTTTAATATTTTGTCTTCCAGCATTTGGGGTGTCAATGGAGGTGTACTTATATGTTGCTGGTGAAATAGCAGATGATAAATCATTAACTGCTTGGGCTAACTGAGAAATGTATGTAACGTCTAGTGGTTGTCCACGCTCAGGTAAAGGTATTTTTGCCATAGTATATTAATTATACCACTAAACGGCTATCTGTGTTGATGTAAAAATTGCAGCATTTGTGAAATATTTTTTTGGATATGTAGGCACCTGAACTGCAACCTGAAAAGAAGATATTCCTGTTGGGACGAGTGTAGAAAATTGGGTTGAAGAAGAACTAGACAGATAGGTCCAGTCCTCTATATTTGTCTTTATATATACATCGTATTGCTGAAATGTCGTGGATGTTGGATTCTGCCAAACCATGTTAATAACATTTGATAAAACAGTTACTGAGCAAGCAACCTGTGCCACTGTTGGAGTAGTAACAGAGTAGTATGGAGACCAGTGAGATGTCCTGTTTCTGTCTTCAGACACTATCCTATATCTAACTAAATAGTTTTGCTCTGTTCCATTAAATGCTGGAAGGTCTTCTTTTTTTATAACAACCTTTTTAACAACTGGGTTTGACATTAAAGAACATCCATTCCAAACCTAAACTCAATGTGATTTGTTGTATTAGCATTTTTAATTATTGGCTCTGCATTTAAATTTTTTATCACAGAGTATCCAGATAGCCCGTATACAGGGTTAGAGGATGTCACATTTTCTAGTCTTAGAGCATCCAAGCAAACATAGTAGTCACTTGAAGCAACATTGTTTTTTATTACCGAAACATAAAACTTTACAGTGTCTACAACGTTCCAAGTAAAACCAGATGTCTTAATTAAATCTTGAAGTTCTACTGAAGATACAAAATATCGTCCTGTTGCAAAATCAACAGTTGGATCTGTATCCTTTAAGACTATTTGATGCCTTGCATACTGAGAGTTTGTAGAGTTTGCCTCATCCGTATCAGAAAATTCAACAACAATTCTAACTTCGTCTGGCTGTACCTCTGATTCTCCATCTTTATTTATAACAGAAAAAGCAAGTTTAAGTTGATCTGTTGGAGCATTTTTATTAAAGTCAACATTTGCTCCAGTCAAGTGTATGTGACTTGACCCATTTGGAACACCAACAACTCCGCTAGTAAGTGACAGGTTTGTCATGTCTCCTCTTATAACCATAATATTGTTTAAGAATCTACATCTTTCATACCGTGACGATCTTTCCTGATTTGTAAAAATTCTATTATCTGCGTTAGTTTGAAAAACTTGACTACTTGTACTGATAATATTGTTAGGAGGATTTGATCCTGAGTCTAATGGTTCATAAATTGGAAGAATTGCTACAGCACCATTTTGGTTATGGTATTCCCAGTTTTCTGTTCCGCTAAAAGAATATATTGTTTTGCTATCATAGGATCCTGCAGTTGGGTTTGCCCCTGCTGACCAAACGCCTACTTCAGTTATCTCATATCTTTCTGCTGTTGGAAGTTCTGCTGTAAAAACAATTTTTGATTGTCCGTTTTCAGTAACATATCCACGAGATGTTATTGGTACACGAAACATTTCAAAATCTAAAGATTTTTTTGCAGAGTAGTCTCCAAGAACTCCATCAGCAGGTAGTGGTTTTGCTCCACAGCCAATAGCAATGTATGATGCATATGCTGGGGCCTGTCCAACAAGATATTTGGCTAAAATATTCTTACCTGTATTAGTTATCATTTTTTATACCTCACCATATATTGTACCATTAAGTGTCTCTCCACTGTTTAGTATCTGAACATCAACCTGCTCATCAGGGTCAAGGGAAGAAACATTTATGACAAGATCTCCAGTAACGGGGTCTAAATATACAACCTCTCCACTTGGCCCTGTCCCGTAAGGAGGTAACTTTGACTCTAGCCTTATTGGAAAATTCTTAAAGTATGTATCTGCAGTGCTTTCTAGTTTTATTATATTATTAGGGTTGTACTGAATATACAGATCTTTAAGGTTTTTTAAAGGGCTATAGATTACATCTTGGCCATTGATTGTGTCACTTCTTGATATATTTATTAATTCTTGTCCCCCAATATTTTCAAAAATCATATCTGCCATGATGTCTATGTCCATTGGAGGATTGCTCAAAGCAATTAGTTCTGGCGTTGCAGACTTAACTGATGCTAAAGAGGATGACTTTATGTCTGGCTTTGATTGATTTGCTACTGAATCCGTTGTCATTAAACGACCTCACTTAAAAATACTGTCATTGTTGGACCATCGTTTTCTCTTGCATACTCTATATTATACACAACAAATCGTTTTTCTACTGATGAAACCATATCTATACCATTATCAACATAGTCTACGGAAACAATATCTCCAAGTTGGATCATAGGGTTTGCAAATATCTTAACACCCATCGATCTTCTTGGTTTCATTATTTTTTTAATAACCCAAGACATTAGGTTTTCTGCTGCGTCATGAGACTGAATATATGGAACTTCTAGACTAAAGTCTTTTTTGCCGTAAGACATACGGCTTAATTTTATATCCTCATAATCTTTTGCAACTTTAAATGGGTATGAGACTAAAGATGAATCAATGGTCTCTGGATCTGCCAAATTACTATTCTTTGCAAAATACTCATCAACTGTTAAGTCGTTGTCAGATTGCTGGCTAAAAGCAATTCCCTGAATTCTTAAGTAATTTCCACTACTTTCATCTAAACTTAAGGCAGTGTCTGTTGAGTTAAAAACTAAAAACTCTGCTCCGTATGATCCCGCTGTAAATCCAGAAATTGAATAGCCTTTAATTCTGTTAAATGTAGGAGAGAGTTTTGCGTATAGTGCTGGATAGGCCTTGTCATACTTAATATTAAATGATGCAGCCTCTCTCATTATTGTTCCAAACTCTTCAAAGTACATACTAAATGCAGGTGGCTCGGCAGAACTTATTCCTGCAAGATAAGTTCCTTGCACGACACCACTCATCGCATACTTCATAAATGAATCGTTTGCATTTATTTCAGAATCACCAAAGGCTGAGGCTATTGGAGCATTAATCTTAAATGCAGTATTTTGCGAGTAATTATTTGCAAGTGCATATATATTTTCAAACATTACCCTAGATGATCCACGAACAAAAAGGGCCATATTGTTGTATGCTGGCAATGGCTCTTCGTCGTCAACTGTTGCAATTAGATTGTTATTTATATATAAGAAAAACCTTCTTCTTGTTCCAATATCTTGGTACTCAACGGACAGGTCAAAGACTGTTGGGTTTTCTTCTGTTGACATTCTGTATTGACCAGTAAATCTTCCATCGTCTACAACAATATTTGTTAGTCCTTCATACAACTTGATAGGAATTGCATTAGTTCCAGATGCCTTAACCTTGTAAAACATTACGTTGTTTACATTTTTTTTCTCAGACTCATTAAGGTTGTTGGCACCCAAAGCGATAATTTCAAAGTAGTATCCGTTATTACTTTCTGGGTTAATCATTACTGCTAACCCTCCAGAACCTCCAACGATACTGATACTTTTTTCTGGAGTTGTCCCTGGAACAGTAAAGTATGTTGATGCACCTACTGGAGTTTGTCCACGATTTGCATCATTTTCAACCTTGCCTACAATTCTCATTCTAGTCCCAAAATGCTTATACTTGTTTTCTAATTTTTTATAAACGTAAGAAACAAAATCAACTGGCGACTCTGTTGTAGTAAACCCTGGACCGTTCATGACTAAAGCCGAAGACTGTACAGTACCTGCCTGTGTAGATAGCATTCCGTTTACTTCTGACTCAGAGATATATTTTGATGCTAAGAAGTTTTTTATAATACCATTTCTTGATGTTTTTTGTGCAAGAGTATTGTTTATTCCTGCTGGGCCAACAGTAGTTACAGGTGCTGTTTGGTTTAAATCAAATAAGTACTTTGACTGCATCGTGCATCCACGAACATTAGAATTGTTTGACCAATAAGGGTTTAAACCTGCCCCATGCTCAGAAACTGGCGTTCCGAACTGACCTCTTCCATGCTTTGAAACTGGACCATTCTTAAGTTTATATACACCAGAAATTTCTTCGTAATTTGGCTCTGCATAAATTCTAACTAGTCCTGTTGGATATATCTTTCCATTAAACGGCAAAGATGAAAAATACTTATCGTACTCTTGAACATTATTGATCCAGACATCTCCAGTACCAGAAATATTGTACTGAACCGCATCATACTTAATAATTTCTCCGTTTGAGTAGAAGTATCCGTTATACCTAGTTATCCAGTAAACTCCTTCTCCAAGGTCCATTATATTGTCTACAAGCCTATTATTTTTTACAGATGGTAAACTTTCAGAAAGGTTTGAGTTTAATGGTATTGCACTTAGCATATATGTTGATTGGTTTCCAACTTCGCCATTGATAGATTTTGTATTTTGAGTTCCCTGAACTTCCCAAAGAAGCACTGGCTTGTATATCCAAGTTTTTTCATTATCTATAAGGCTTGCCTGCTTTATGCTTCCTAGAGATCTCTGTATATATCTTGTTGTATATACAATTTTCCCATCGTTATACACTTCATTATCTTGTGATGTTATTTCTATAATATTAGAAAGTTTGCTATTTGATTTTTTATTTTTTAATACTCCATCATCACTAAAGTCTGTAGTTCCATAAAGCGTAAGGTCTGTTGGTCTTTGATCTAATGACGGCATTATATAATCTTTGCTCATCATAACAAAGTTATTGTATTCATCAAAAAACATTGCAGTCTGAGTTGATATGGCAATATCCTCTAAAACCTTTGCAACACTTTTTTCTGGAGGAATAAAAAAGTATGGTATTATTACTTCTGATTCGCCCTCTACTCTTTTAAAAACATAATTAGAAAATCCTATTGAATCAAGAAGTATAGAAACTGCAGAACTTACAGAGGCATTAGTCAGTAGCATTTGTGGTGCAGTCTGTGATTCAAAATAAAAATATAAATCTCTAAGTTCTATTGAAACTTCTTTTGATTGATTATTTAGTTTTGGAAACCCATCTGCGTACATCGTTTTTATTGGCATGTAGTATTCAATGCCCTGTGTATCTGTTATAACTTCATATAGTTTTATTTGAATGTTTTTTGAAACATATCTACTAATTATGCTTGTTGGGTTATCTGAATGAAAAGCATCGTCAAAATCAAATAGTGAAATCGATCCTGTTGAGGCGAGTAGTTGTCCTACTGGCAATCCGCTTACTCCTAAATCAGAAGCACTCTTGTTTACAGAGTATTTCATTACCCTATCGCTTAAGTCTGCTGTTAGCCTTGGAGATATTTCAATTAAATCAAAAGTAGAATCAAACTTATTCATTGAGTCAACAACTATTCTGATGCCAGAAATATATTCAAACTCTTTATATTTTGTAACATTATTAGCAACAAAAGATGGTGGGTTTGTTAGATCTGTTACAAAACTTGTGAGTCCACTGACAACTGAATCTTCAAGGGACCACCCGTATGTTGGTGTAAAGGTTTTCCAGGCACCCCTACTCCATATGTGGAATGTGCCCAAAGATGTACTATTTGGTACAACCAAAAATGCATCTCCTTCATTTGCAGACTCTGGCCTTAGTAGTACAGAGGAAATCTCTTTAATAAAATTAAATGTATCTGAGTATGCGACTGGAACTATTAATCCATAAGACAATTCTACGTATCCATCAGATCCTATGATTGCTGTACCGTCTTTTCTTTTGTCACTGCTAGAAAAAGACTTAGCGTCTACCCAACTATTATTTTTTAATACTTGAATTTTCCAGTTGTTAGGCGTAGTTCTATTGTTTTCTCCAAAGTAGGGATCTAAAAATGTTTCAGCAGAGTTTGAGAATATTCCATAGTCCAACTCCCCAGTATTTGTTTGCATCTTTACAACTATTCTGTTTGCTGGTATCTGCTCTTTATAAACCACGAATGGGCAAGCATCTTCTATTCTATTCTTTCCATTTACTGTCTTGTTGGCAACTCCATACTCAATACCACTTTCTGTTCTAAAAGATGTCCAGTATTTAAATGGATCCTTTTTATCTGGCATATAGTATCTTGGTCTCTTGGCCATATTGATATTTGGATTATGTAAAAATTTACCATTAAGGTATGTTGCCTTATTGATTCCGCTGCGTGGACGTTGATATGAAAAACAATTTTCTAAAGAGTACAGCATCTTCATTTTATCTTTTGCTGGATACAAGGATGTTGGAATACCTTCGTCATCAAATCCACCATCTATTTTTATGTCTGCATCTGTTGCACCAGTGTAATATTTTACACCGTTTGTACTAGATTCTAATGGATCAAAAGTATTTGGAATTGTTCTGTATGCAGAATCCTGCTGGGTTGGTCTGTATCTATAGTTTCCAACCATCTTAATGTTTGATGCTATATTCATGTTCCATTCAGCAATTACTGATGATCTTGTTTGAACTGAAGAGTTTGTCTCTATATAATTTAATAAATCTTTGTCTTGAAACATTATGCCTCTTCCAGTGTAAGAGACACATTCCAAAAGTCAAAGTTTAAACCGCTTCTTTTTACAACTGAATAACTAAAGTCTGAGAAAAAAACTTCTACTATCTCATTATACTTATTAATATTATTAAATCTATTATCTATCTCGCTAGTGTCTGTATCTTCAAAATTTGTATACTTATCGTAAGAAAGATATACCCAGAAAGAACCTCTGTGATTTTCATACCAATTAAGAAGTTCTACTCCGCCTGCTCCGCCATCTGTTGTAAACTCTAAAGGGTTTGTCCTTGATGCGGTCTTAAGCATATCTGCATTTCCATTAGCATCAAAGTCTGCCTTGGTATCATATGCTCTTGATGGGAGCATATCCCAGGATGCTGTTATCTGTAGTTTATCTGCAATATGATATGACCTCATTCGGCCATTAATCATTCTTTCTCTTTTTTCAATTCTGGTAGGCTTAAAATTAATGTCTGATCTGTTATCATCCGAAAGTATTAAAAACTCGCCATTGGAGCCTTCAGAGGCTGTATAGGACCCTATTTCACTGCCGTCTGGGATGTAGAAACCATCAACCTTTGTTCCAGGGTTATCAGCAAATAGCATTGCCTGTGGTCTAGAATACTTCTTTCTTCCAGACATGTAATTGTTAGTTGCCATTAGATTCTAGTCCCCCTAAGTTTTTGTGATTCAACGCTTCGTATTTGTGTCATAACAACCCTTGCAATTTCATCAGGGTTTGCTTCTGACTCTACATTAACATTAATACTATAATTATACACTGAGTCGCCAACTGATGATCCATTATTAATTGACTTCATTTTTTCTAAACCATAAGACTGCACAGCATACTTGCTCATCACAAACTCTCCTGGAGTAAGCATTGCAGGAACTGTATCTGTGCCACGAGCAAATGTGCTATTCCCCAACACTCCAGATATTAGTCCTCCCTTAGATTTATACTGTGGGGGAACAAACTTGCTGCCAACATACACACCTGTTCCTGGAACAAGTTTTTGTGCTGGTATAAACGTACTTCCAGAGTAAACTCCTGTTCCTGGTTTAATTCCTGGATTTGGATCAACCTGCTTTTTTGGTGTAGGCGTTGGAGTAGGTTTTGGGGTAGGCTTTGGTGTAGGCTTTGGTGTAGGCTTTGATGTTGTAGTTGATGCAGAAAGTCTTGCTTGTGCTGCTGCAAGTTGTGACGCAATAGATGCTGCACCAATTGCTCCGCTTTCTGCTAATGCTAGTTTGCTTGGGCTAACTCCTGCTGCAGCCTTTGCTGCAGATTCAAAATGACCCTTTGCTAATGCTGCTGCATATGCATCTGCTGCAGAATCACTCTTTGAGCCAGCACTTCCATCTACTGCTGCTGCTGCATCTGCTGCTACTTCTTCTGCTGCTGCATCTGCATTTGCTTTAATTCCATCTGCTACAACCTGTGCTGCTGCAGCGTTTTGTGCTGCTGCGATTGCTGCAATAACCTCTGCCCACTTAGCCCTAATTGCTTCAATGGCTGCAAGCATTCCTCCAAATACAGCAGTAAGATTTTGTGCTGCTACCTCACTAAGTTCAATTTCTGCTTTTATCTTTTCAAACTGATCTCTTGATTTTCCTAAAACAGTCAAGTTAGATACATCTATATCAAGTCTTCTCTGTGCTAAATCATTTTGGTGCTGCATATCTGCAATGCTATCCTCAAGAGGCCACAGTTGTTCTTTATTAATTTTATAGATTGCATCTTCTTTATCTCTAATCTTTAGAAGTGCTGCTTCTCTTCCTTCTTCAAAATCATAAATTTTATCTTGCAGAGCCAAAATGTCTGCCATAATCTTAAGTCTTTCTGGATTATTTTCCATCTTATAGATTTCTTGACTTATAACAAACTGTCTTTCAGAAATTTGCAGTTGACTCAAACCGCTCTCTGCTCCACGCAAACCATCTAGTTCGTTTGTACGTGCCTGCTCAAGAGCATCCATCACTCCTTCTTGATTTCTTGATGCTTGGTCAGCACGACTTGCCTGCATAGCCCTTGCTGCTGCTGATATATCTCCCTGAGTAAGAGCATCTGCAAGATCTAACTGGCTTTGCTGCTGAGCAATAATTCCATCATTAATATCTGCTACCTTTTGTAGCGCTTCTGCCTGCTTGTCATATCTCTCATTAATCTTTTCTGCTTGGTTTGCCATAATTGCCAAGTCATTAGAAAGTTTTGTATTTTCATCATTTAACTTTCCTATAGCACGATTACCAAAGATTGGATTCATCTCTAGTTCTCTTTCCATATCACTGATTTTTTCTGAAGCCTCTTCGATTGGTCGTGTATAGTTCATTTCAATATCTCGTTCCATACCACGAATTTCACGATTAATTAATTCTATTTGATGTCTAAATCCTGCTGCCTTAAGTTCTGCTTCTGCAATTAACTTATTGTTCTTTTGAATAGTTGCAACATCTATCTTGTTTTGAGGAGAAGAGAATCCTTCAACGCCGTTTCTAATCCCAGATTCAAGTGCAGCAAATAATCTTTCTGCTGCGTCAATTCCAGGCTGTGCTGCTTCTCCATACTTACCAGCATTATACTTTACCTGAATATCAATAATTTTTTTGGCTTCAATAGAGTTTAGGAAGTCTGCTATTTCTTTAGCGTCGACCTTTCCATCTTTGAGGTCTTCAATTAAATGCTTTGCTAGTGCTGGATCTTCTAGTGCTGCTGCCATCTGATCTGCTGACATTCCTGCAGCCTTCATTGCAGTCATAAGTTTTGGCATTTGCTCTAAAAGTTTGAACTCTTCATTTGCCTGAATCATTTTTTGTCTAAGTGCAAATCTTTCTAATTCAGAACTAGCCTTCTTTAAATCATCTATGTATGCTTTTCTTTCAGGTGAGCCTTCTTTGCCAAGAGTTCCTGCTGCAATTGCTGCTGCTACCGCAGCATCTTCTACATGCTTTAGCGCATCTGTTGCACTTACTCCGCTGGCAATAAGCATTCTAAATGCTTTTTCTTTATCTGCAATTTCTGACACAGTTTCTTTATTTACAAGTTGAGCCTCTCCAATTTGTGCTTCTCTATAAAATCTCATTAGGCCATCGCCTGTTTTTGTTAGTCCCTCAATGTTAGCCTTTGTTCTTGGCTTACCCTTTTTAAATTTAAAGATTGCTTTTTCATTCTTTAAGTTTGCTATGGCCTTAAAGTCTTCTGCAGACATTCCCATAATCATGTCTCTAAATTCTTTTGGAACCTTCATCTTAAGCATTCTTTGTTGCAGGCCATCAAACACATCCATTAATGAAGATATGTCCTTTTTAGCCTTCTTACTATTAAGAGCAGCAAGCATTGACTTTAGTGGTTGTGTTGCATCAAATGCACCGTCACGAACATTCTTTATTCTCATTGCAAGTTCTTCAAGGAAGTCTAATGGATTCTTTTTGCTTCCCTTGTCTCCGCCATCAAGAGGTCCACCAGGCTTGCTTGCAATAGTGGGGTCAGAACCAAAGATTGCTTCTACACCCTTATTAGCCCACGCTGCTGCTGCTTTAAAGTCATTTAGAGGAAGTGGCTTTCCATTTGCATCTAGTGTTAGCAGTCTAATTACAGTGTTGTATTCTGCTGTGTATTTTGCCGACCCCTTATCGCCCTTTAGAATTGCTGCATTTTCAGCCTGCAATTTAACCCAAGCATCCTTTTCTGCTTGTGTCTTAAATGATGTTGCCGTAGTAAACAATGTTGTATATGTTTCAAATGCTTCTTTTCTTACTTCTGGTTTTAGTTTTGAATAGTAATCCCAGTTATCTATAATTCCCTGCATGTCTACATTATTGTCTATTCCAAATTTAATAATTGCTTCTTTTTCTATTGGATCTGGTAATGCTTCAAGTGCTGCTAGTTTGTTTGATAACTCAACTAGTCCAGGCATACCAATTGTATCTATAGTTGCCTGCATATCTACTTCTAGGCCATCTGATCTTTGAAGAACTGCAATAGCCTTTCCTACTCTATCAAACTCTTCTGGATTCTTTCTAGACATCTGTATCATAATTCTCTTAGCAGTTTTCTTGTCAACACCGCTTAACATTCCTGCAAGTTCTGCCATCTTTGCTCCACCGTGTAGTCTCATACCAACTGCTAAGACTGTGTCCATCTTTTTTAGGTCGCCCTTAAAAATTTTCATCATTGTTTCAATTTGTTCTGGCTGCATTTGTCCAGACTGCATTAGGAAGTTTATTTTTGCTTCAAAGGTTCTTCCTTCATTTTTATTTGCAAAAGACTTATCTTCGTCTGCTCTAGCACCCAGATCCAAGACTCTTTGTGCTGATGCTTCTTGTGCTGTACCCTTGTACTTTGCTTTTACATCTGCTTTCTGTGCATCAAAGAAAGCATCTTGTCTTCTTGCTGCGTCATTTAAAAAGTTATTGCCAGTAAATAATTTTGATTTATTTTGATTAATAATATCACTAGCATAACTTGTTTGTCTTGAAATCTGTGCAGCAACAAGATTGTTAAGTCTGGCCATTCCAGCCTCTTGCTCCTTTGTCATTGCGACAATCTTTTCTTGTATTTCTAACTGCTTTTCTTTATTGGTTGTTGCTACCAACTCATTTTTTAATGTTTTTAATTGCTCATCATAGTACATAGACATTGCATCTGCTTGTGCCTGTGCTGTTTCAATTGCTGAAGATCCCGCAACAGCAAGTGCTGCTGTTTTATCAGATCCAGATGCTGCACCAATAAGTCCAAGAGTTCCAAACATAGAAAGTTTGCTGTTGCCACCAACTTCTGACCTATCCTTTGAATTAACTTTTCTTACTAATTCTTCAGACAAAGATGCTGATCTTTGTGCAATTCTTGCTCTTACCTCTAAAGGATCTTTTGCTAAATCTTCTCCATTTGGTCCAATAAGTTTTCTTAACTCTAAATTAATTCTTACGCCAGCAACAGAATCTTTGAGATTAATTCCCATCTGAGTTGCAATATCTTGTCCAAGTTCAGGGGCTATTGTTCCGTCAGATATCGCTGCTGCTATCTGTAATGCAAACTGTTCTGCTGCAACCTGTGTTCCATTCTTTGTTGCATTTGCTACAAATGCATTTTGTAGTGCTTTACCTGCTTCTCCCTCAAGGAACTGTGCAGACTCCATAGTACTCTTTCTGTTGACCTCAACATAAGTATTTAGTTGTCCTTCGCCCCTTCTTTTATTCATTAATTCAGAAGCGCCTACCTTACCAGTTTGCTCTCCTATCTTTTTTAACATGTCTGCAGATACTGTTGTAGATCTTGTAAACTTTGCAATGGCTATTGCAGTACCTTCTAGTTTTTTATTTAAAGCATATGCTCCAATAGCAACTGCTGCGAGTGCTGCGACAATACCTTGTGGTCCAGTCATTCCTGCAATCATCGGCGCAAATTGTGCTACTGTTGCTACTGCTCCCAAGCCAGCCGTTACTGCAGGTGGGGCTCCTGCCATACCAGCAACCATTGCTGCCGTACCTGCTGCTCCAGAAACCTTTCCAGAAAACTTTCCAACTTTCTCTCTACGCATTCCACGCTTCTTTTTCTTTATTTGGCTTTCAGTAAGCGTTGTTGGTTGTCTCTTTCCATCTTTATCTAATTCTGGATCAAAAAGTATATGACCATTCTTGTCTCTTGTATAGTTAGATGCCTCTTCGTATGCCTCAACTGACCCCATTCTATTTTTGTTTAGATCATTTTGTGATTGACTTCCTGGAGGAACAATTCCATTTTCTGCTGCTTGCAATGCTGCTTGCTCTGCATTGTATTTTTTAAGTCTTTCAAGTTCTCTTTGCTTTTCTGCTTCAATTTGCTCATTTATGTTAGCAACATTTGTTGAAGATTCTGCAAGGTCTTGCTGAGCAAAACCAGTCTGATCTGTTGCTTGAAGGACATCATTAAGGTTTCCAGTTGTTGCATTTGTGATCTGTGCGCCAGTTGAAAGGTTTGTTGCATTTTCTGTTTGAGCATTAACAGCATCCTGTGTTACGCTTGCAAGTTCTTCTGTTTGACCTGCTACAACTTCAGAAGATTCTGCTGTAGTTTCTGTATCATCAACAATTCTTCTTAGGCCATCGCCTTGCTCTGCAGTTCCATTCGCTACGATTTCGTTTGGTGTTGCACTACCATTTTCTAACTGGGTTGCTTGGATATCTGCTTCTGCTGCTTTTATTCTTAACTCTGCTGCTTTTATTTCTGCTTCATCTGCCTGCTTTTTTAGTGCTCTAGCATTTTCAGCAGTGTAAATATTCTTACCATCTTCACGTGCTGCGACTTCTTCCCATTTTGCTGCTTCAGTTCTAAGTTTTGCTGCTGATGCTTCTGCATTAGATGCTTCATTACTTAGCCTATCTGCTTCTTCACGAGCCTTGCCAATATTAATAGTATTACCTTTAACAGTAACTCTTGATCTACTCTCGTCCTTAATCTGTTGTACAACCTGTGATTGTGCTGTGGCTGCTTGCTCCGTACTTACTGCTAACTGTTCGGCTGCTGCTTCAGTTCTTCCTGTTAATGAAACAGTTGCAGAAGAACTAGTTGACGCAGATGATGAACCTCCGACAGTTCCTGTAGCACCAAGTTTTCTTCTTTGTCTATCTTGAGACTTAAGAATTTGTCTTTCATCACGCATCTCTGGAGTATCAATATCGTCATAAAATGCTTTGTTTCCAAGATCCATCTTGTCAACTTTTGCTTGCGTTTCTGCTGCAGTTGGAACTGCGGAACTTCCAAGTCTAGAAGACTGTGCAGAAACTGCTGCTTCTCCTTCTTGCATTCCTTGAACAATTCCATCAGCAACTTCTCTACCAGCCTTTATTCCCTTTTTAGATGGAGACCCTGCATCAGTTCCTTGAGGTCCTCTTACTCCGTCTGCTGCTGCTGCGCCAACCTTTGCTCCCTCTGCTTCGGCTCTGGCCTTATCTTCTGCACTGGCTTCAATCTTTGGAGCAATTGATGCTAACTCTGCTTCTTGCTTTGGAATTCTATAATCTTCTACTTCTGCTCTCTTTTTTGCAATAATCGCTAGTTGTTCTTCGGATAAAGGAAGTCTTTCCTTGCTTGTTTTTCCATCTGGTCCAACTGTTGTTCTATTTACTACTGGAGACTCTACATTTGATCTTCCTCCATACATTGATTCAGATCCTGGGTAATGAGAAAACTCCATGCTGTCTATGTCGTCTGAAAGTTCTGGATGCTTTGCTTTTAATCTTTTCTTTTGTTCTGCAGCATAGTAAGCCTCTGTTGTTCTTTCATCTCTCATTGTTGCTTCTCCAGGCTTACCATCTCTACCTGGTTTTACATCAACAACTGGATTACTTGGAATTATAAAATCTTGTGCTTTCTTTGGTGCAATGCGCTGTCTAATAATTTCTTTTTCTTTATTAGTTAAATCTGTTCTTTCTTCTATTGCCTTTAATGCTTTATCTGATGCAGTCTGCCATGATGATGTGGTTCCATCGTAAGCAAGAACCATTTCGTCAAGTGTTGATTCGAGTTCTACTAATACCTCTGATGCTCTCTCTGCTGAAGCCCCTGCTTTTTCCAAAGGAACTCTGATGTTTTCGTCCATAGAGTCTCTACCAAATTCACTTTGTAAATAATCTGGATCTTGTCCCATTTCTCCAGCAGCATTTTTTCCGTGGTTTACTTCTTTTGGTGCCAGGTTTCCAGCAGCAGAATACTTTTTTTCTAAAACGCCAACAGGCATTCTTAGTCTGTCCGTTTGTGAGTTAAGCCCTAGTTGCTCAAATAGTTTTGCAATTATGTCTGATGAAAATGGAGATTTGCCAGTACCCTTAGAGTACTTCATTACAGAACCATTTTGAAGTGCAGCAACTAGTTCTGGGTTTTCTTTTGCAGTCTGCTTGGTAATAACAACTTCACCAGGAGTTAACAATGCTGGAACTGTATCTCTATTTCCAGATCCTGGAACAACTCCACCTGTTGCAAACTTCTTTGGAGGCAATCCTGCTACTGCTCCTGCTGGTCCTGGAACTGTATTAAATAGTCCTGGGGAGTTGCTTGCTAGTGCTCTAGCCTGACTAGATGCATTTGAATATGCTGCTGCAAGTGAATCTACGGCTGCTTTCTCAACATTAAAGGTAGATATCAACTGGCTATGAGATGTATGAAGTGCATTTGTTTCTGCAAGGTTTTCAATTTGTTGATTAGTTAAATAATCAAAACCACCACCCAATACATTGTTTTGTCCATTAAGTTTTGCAATTCCTCCACGCAACATTGCAAAGAATTTTATAAGGTTGGCAACACCGTTAGCAAGAATACCAAATGTCATCAAAGCAACTGGGGCAAGGCCTCCAATTACACCAATCATAATTGTTATTACTTTTTTAGTTCCATCCCCTAGTCCATTAAATTTTTCTAAAATCTTTCCTGCAAAGGCGACTATTGGAGTTACTGCTTCTAGGAATGCCTTGCCAACTGGAACCAACTGTGTTTTAAGGTTTTCCATTGCCTTTTTAAATTTAGCGCCAGTTGAGTCTTCAATTCTTTTTAATTCTCTTTCAGATAGAATTGCTAGTTCTTCTACTGATGCCCCAGCAAGACCAAGTGCTCGGGCTGCTTGAGAAGAATCTTTTGTAACGTTTTGGAATAATGTTGACAGACGAGCAAACTGGAACTTTCCAAATAGTTGTTCGATTGCTCTTGCACGGTTAAGTGGATCTAACGTGTCAAGCGCTCTAGCAAACCCAACAACTGTTCCCTTTAAATCTCCAGCATTATTATTGACTATACCTTTTATATTTATACCAAGTTCAGCAAGAAATTCTGCTGACTTTTTTGAAGGGTTAATCATGGATGCAAGACCAGACTTAAGTGCGTTAGCACCTTCTGATGCGTTGATTCCACCTTCCTTCATAGCAGTCATAAAGAATGCTAGATCTTCAACGTTACCACCAAGTTGCTTTACAACTGGTCCAGCCTTTGGAATAGCAATTGTTAAATCTTCAATAGATAGAACAGTCTGGTTTTCTACTGCGTTAAGGAAGTTTATCTTGCCTGCTAGTTCTTCTGTTGCAAGACCAAACGCATTTGTTAATGATATTGTTGTCTCAAGAGCCTGCTGCTGTTCTACCTGACCAAGTACAGAAAGTCTGGTTGCCTGAACTACCTGAGCACTTAGTGCATCTCCAGTAAGACCCATTGCTGCAGCAGAGGCAGCCATTTCCATAGTATCCTTTACTGCGATTCCATATTTTGTAAACTCTTTTCCAAGTCTTTGAATATCTGCAACTGCCTTGTTTGTTGCGTCACCAGAGGTTGTCATGTCTCCATAAACTCTAGTAAACTTAAGAACAGCCTGTTCCATTTCCATGAATGTCTTTGCTGCTGTAGAGCCAAGAATGGAAAGTGGTATTGTCAAACCAACCATCAACTGACGGCCAGCCCACTGAGTATTCTTACCAAAGTTTAAAAGTTGTGTGGAGCCTTGCTTTAATAGTTGATTCAGGAACTGCTGTCTTTGTGCAGCCATTTGCATGCGAGTTGCATAGTCTGTATACTTGCCACCAGCCATTTGTAAGTGCTTTGGTATGACCTGCAAAACCTTGATCATGTCTCCATTTGCAGCCTGCATCTGGATATACTGTGACTGTAGAAGTTTTACTCTATCTTTACGAGCACGGTTAATAATCTCACGCTCTTGGGCAAACATGCCCTTAAATGTTTTGGTGTTGGCTGTTGCAGCAGCGACAGTGTATCTAAAATACTCTCGCATTGAGAGTTGGTTTTTTTCAAGTGCACTAGTAAAAGATGAAGTGCTTGTCGCTACTTCTTTTTGTGTTGCTACAAACTTACCAGTTGCATTAATAGCCTGCATTAATTGGGAGTTGAGTCCCTTTTGTGCATTCATTGCAGCAACATTTCCCTGAGTTAGGGATTGGTTGAAACGGCTTAGTCCCGCCTGTAACTGACGTAATTGTGCTAGTGCATTGGAGGTATCAAAATTAATACCTATATTTGCATTTACGTCAGCCAATCACGACACCTCTTTACTTGATTGAGTTTAAAAGACCTGTTGCATCAGAAAGGTTCATACCTGAAGCAGCATCAATGATCTTGTAGACTGTAGGAAGATCTAGATTTTCCTCAATCGCCTCTCTGTTGTCTGCTAATGCAGGCAAGTATTGTTTAAATGCAATCTGGACACAGTCAAGCAAAACATCCATTGACTTGTCGTTATCATCTGCCACATCCTGAAGACCTGAAAAATTCTTCATAAATGGCTTAAGCAAAGAGATCTTAAGTGGTCTTGCTTCAAACTTTGTACCGTCGATAAGAGAAAGTTCGTTCTTATCTTTAACATCTGTACTCATATTATCCTCCATTGTAGTTGTTTAATTATACCATAAACAGGCTTGTTTTTTACTCTATTTTTTCATAATTTAGACCTAGGCCTATGCCAAATCCAGCCCTTTGTGCATTGACTCCTTGAAGCGCAACAATGTCTTTTGAGTTGGCTGCTTGACCACCACTAAATACTCTGGCTTTCATTTCTTCCCAAGCATTACTCTTTTGAGCATTTTTATCTAGGTCAACCCCCTGCATTGCTGCAAGGAACTTTTTTTCATCGTAGTTTAATTCTCTGCCTATAGACAGTGTTATCATTAATTCTGGCATGGACAAAGATCTTTCAAGTTCGTCATAATCTTTCCATATGCCCAACAAAAACACCTCAGACTCTAATTTTGCTAAATCTAGTTCATCCCAGGAAGATCCGCTATCTACGGCTTGTTTTTTTATTGGCTCCTCAGATTGTTCATTAATCTTAATCCCAGCAGTTATATCCAGTATGTCATATATATTTTGTAAGTCAACATACTCTTCTAGCATTTCTTGAGTCTGTGTGATTTCTGGTCTAAACTGTTTCATACATATTCTTGCACATTTTGATAATGCAATTATTGCTTCAAGGTCTCCTCTGGAGTTTCTTACCTCATCAAAGATATCCATTAACTGTCTAAGATATTTTATTTTTAATGGGGCTAACTCTATCTCTACACCATCTTGTAGGATAATATTTTTTGTATTATAAACAGTTGTTGCCATCATACAAGTATACCAAACAGAAAGGCCCAACCCCGAAGGATTGAGCCTCTCATATATTAAGTTGTATTATGCGCCTGCTGGGATAGTGCGATCTACGATCTTACCGTATGATGCATTATCGTTTGGAAGAAGACGGAATGATACTTCGAACATTGTCGCTTCGTCTCTCTTTGCAGATACTGAAACGCTTTCGATTGAAAGTGCACGGTATGCTACATAGATTCTTTCGATTGAAGATCCTGCTGCACAGTCTCCTGTACCTGGACCTACTGCAACCAAACCACGCTCAACTGGACATTCTCCGATGTCTCCTGCTGAAAGGTTGAGTGCTGATGATCCTGCTCCTGCAGTGTTGTATGCTCCTAGATCGTCGTCCTTACCTGCTAATGCAAATAGAAGATTCTCTAGTGTTGCTTCTGCAAATGTAGTATTTAGGTTAACCTGCATGCCTTGCTTAAATAACTTAGCAACGTCAAGTACCTGGTCTACTGCAACTTCACCGAAATCTGGCTGGAATTGAATTTCCAAACCATTCATTGTGTATCCAACGTTACGGAATGCGTCGTCATCAGAAAGGGAATCCTTAAATGATGTCGCTGCTTCGTATGCTGGAAGGTCTGCGTCTGTGAGTACGCCTGCTTCATGTGTGAAGAGGGCTGCTGCTCCAACGATAATATCGTTGCTGCTACCACGTGTATATGCCATATTTTTCACCTCTTTTTTTTCTTTTGGATTAAAAGGGCTTGTTTCCTCACCTTAATTATAGCATCCCTTTTTAGGGGTTTACTGAGTCAATTATGTCTTGCATCTGGTGGTAGTCGTAGTCGATGATTATTTTGTTACCCGCATAGGTTCTGGCTGTTCCAAAGTCAACTATGTCCCTTGCCTCTTCTAATTGGTAAATCCTAAAGTTGTGGAAGTAGAATTTACAGGTCATGCCACCTATTGGGGCGTGATTTCTAGCCCAAGTATTTATATCTTCGGCAGTCTCATCACCACGATCCATAAGCCTTAAAACTGCTTCTTGTATTTGAATCATTCTAACTATTGGATTGTCTGCCTGAGCATAAAAATAGTACAAAACTTGCTCGCATTTAATATGTGGAAATGCTCCACGGCGCATTCTAAACATTCTGTCATATACAGCCATTGCTCCACCTTCGGGAAATGATGTCTGTAATGCTTCTATTGTTGATGGGCCTGTTGGAAAAAATGGAATTAGTTCATTTTGACTTCCAGGTTGAGGTAGAAAGTCTGCAAGTTTTTCTTGTAAGTATGTATTAATCCATAATATAGGAGTGTTCATTGGTGATAGTGAGTCTGTCATTATGATGCCACCGTTGCGTTAGCGACCCATCGATATCCTGTAGATAAACCAACAGACTTTCCGCCACGCTTTCCCCTTCCTAAATTTTTCTTATACGATATTGGGTTCTCGAAGTACTGCTTAAGATTACCACTATTTAAAAATGCTTGAGTAAAGTATCTACCAAAAAACATATCAAAGGCTTTTTCGAATTCTCCCTGTGTAGTTCCTCCTGGGTTATCAACAACAACCTTCTTTCTGGTGTAGACTACTTCTCCATTTACTTCAAATCTCAAAACCTCAGAGTTGCGTGGTTTTATAACTACGGTTGTTCCATCTTCCATTATTGATGCTTTATTACGAAACGGCTCTTTTGATCCCTGCTTAATTGTGCTTGACTGTTTAAATGATGATATAAATGAAAGACCAATGTTGCTAACAGTATAGTTTATGTCAAACAGTCTGGCATCTGGGCTACCATTTTTATACCACTCATAAACATGGTGCAAAGTTTCTGGAGACACTCTTGCGTTGGAGTCTATAAATTGAGAAGCAATTTCAGAAACTTCAGTTCCAAGTGACTTTAAAAACTCAGTCTTACCTTTTTGGACTCCTTCAGTAAAGCCAACAGAGTAGTCAATAATGTTCTTCATTTCTTTTTTAAATGCTTTGTTGTCAAATCTAACGGCTATCATACATCCACCGCCTGATTCTCTGATCTTCTAATAATTAGTTTGTAGTATTCAACTCCACCAAAAGGTCCTACAAATGGATCTTGTGTTGCAATTTCAAAGATTGTGGACTTGCCTGCTCTTGGGCCAGATGTTTCTGTGTAAATATCGTTACAGTTTTTATCTCTAATGTTTGTAACTATAACATTTGTAATTGAGTTTTTGGCTTCAAGGCTGGACATTCTTATGTCGGTCTTTACTCTGCCAATTAAAAGTTTTTCTTCTGTAATATTTACGTTTGGAGTTAACTCTTCTTTAAATGCTCCTCCTGCTGATGAAAAAGAACATGCAATTGTTCTATCCAATATCCATGTCTTTTGTACGTTTCCATAAACTCCTTGCTCAACTACAGGATGGTAAACATCTGCAAGCATCGGAAACGTAAAGTCTGGCTCTTCGCATATCATTAAATTATCCCTGGCTTGACAATGGTCTTAACATATTTGTCAAGTATCTTATCAACTAAGAAGTTACCAGTACCGCCAAGCATTGCCTTGTCAAATTGAATTCTAAATTGATCTGTATTGTATGCTGTTATATATCTCTTGTAGTAATCTAATTTTCCACACTTAAGGTCTTCAATTAATAACTTCGCTGCATACTCTACATCTTCAGGAACGTTTAAATATCCATGATCTACAACGAATGTATAGTCATATCCTGATGGGAAAGATATTCCTTCGTATCCGTAGTAACCAAGATCTCCGCTTGCCACTGGTAGGTTTTGCGCTGTTGATTCATACCTGTTTAACTCAAGAACATCTGCACGAACTCTCTGTATAGCGGTCTTGTCTGGTGTTATTGCATACTGATACTCACTCAAATCTGGAGTTGATCTATCGTAAACTAAAACATTGTTCTCATAAACCTTGAATACTCTATAAACTTTTTCCCACAAAGAGAAGTAGTCTGACCCATTGCCAGTTCCAACTATTGTTATCTTTTTGTTATAAAAGCCTTCTGGCACAAATGTGTCTATCATTGACCTTGCTACTAATTCTAAAATTTTATATTCTGCAATTTCTGATGCAGTTGTTCCTAATGTATTTGGGTCTACGTATGGCCTGATTAGTTCATAGTATTCTTCGTGAATTAATTCTTCACCCTCGCTAATTTTATAAATCTCTACTCTGTAATTATTATCATACCTTCCAGGAAGATATATGTTTATATTGTCTCCTGTTGACCATCCTAAAAATTCTAAAACCTGGACTGAAAGGTCCGCCATATCTGTTACTCTTGCGTAAATATCTGCATCTTCGTACCCTGAAGGTACTACAAAATTTACAACAATGTCATCGTATGGCGGAACTCTCAATATCTCCATATTTACTTACCGAATTCCTTGGCAACTTCTTCTGGGGTGGCTGTGCGGATGTGTGAACGAGTAAGCCACTTTTCAGCAGCATCCTTTTCAACAATGTTGTAGCCACGGTAAACCTTACCTATTTCTGGCCAAGTAACATTCTTTGTTGAGTAAAGTGCTACAGTTTCTTTCTTTGCAGCAGGCTTAGAAGCCTTCTTCTTTTCAGGTGCCTTTGGTGCTGTGGTTGCCCCAATCACTCCTTCTGCAACAGAGCCTAGTGCCTGAACTTCTTCAGGTGCCTGGTAAACTGGTGCTTCGATAGCCTCTTCGTGAACTGGTTGATGTACTTCTTCTACAACTGGAGTTTCTACAACATGCTCGACAACTGGTGCCTCAACAACAGGCTCTTGTGCAACTAGTGCTTCAAAAACTGGTGATTCATGTACTGTTTCTTCTACAATTGGATTTTCATTAATGTTTTCCATAATTCCTCCTTGTTAGTATTATATCATTATAAGTAGTAAGGGGAGCAGGAGCGTTAACTCCTACTCCCCCTAAATTGTACTGTTTACAGATTATTCGTCTGCTGCAGCATCAGCGAATGCAATTGCATCCTGCTCTTCCCATTGAATACCGAAGCGAACGAAGACTGTATATTCTACAGTGTCCTTCTTTGGCTTGTATTCACGGTTTACTGTGATGTCACGCTGGAATCCCCATACACGGTTCTGTGGGAATGTCAAGTCGACATATCCTGCAGGGTAGTAAGGAACTTCCTGTACGTCAATTCCGAGAACACGTGTTGTACGTGCTCCACCGAATGTCTGTGCTCCACCATCAAGGTATGCCTGACGGTTAGTTGGAGTACCACCAGCCTGAGAAGCAAATGCTTCTGCGACTGCGTCTGCTAGAGTACCGTTGTTCTTAACGATTCCCTGGAATGCATCTGTACCAGCATAGAACTTCAAGTTAGACTTGATAGCACGATACTTGCGTGGCATTGCTAGGATGATGTTCTGCATTACATCTGTTGTCCAGGCGTTATTAGCGACTGTTACTACAGCCTCATGAGCATCTCCGTCTGTCTTAACGCGGTTTACGAAACCTTCCATGATTGAAAGGAATGCGTCTGATCCTGCACCTGTTCCGTTGATTGCAAGGTCTTCGATATCATTACCGAAAGCGTTTGTCATCAAGCGGACAATGTGATCTTCTAGTGCTGCACCTTCGATGTTATCTTCTAGTGCTTCTGCAGATACTTCCCAGTCAAGACGAATCTTCTTTGTAGTCAATTCAACCTTTGAGAATGTTGCACCTGCGTTTGTGTAATCGCCAACTGCTTGCGCTGCTGCACGAATAACACGCTCTCCGACGTTTACCTTTTCGAGTTCCATTGTATTGGCTCTCATAGTAACACGACGGCCATCTTGGGCGAGAATGGTAGCATCCCACACGTAGTCGATAAAACGACGTGCTTGCTCTGGGCGTAGGATACCTGATCCAGCCTCACCTGAAGGGTTAACTGCATTTGGTCCAGATGTTACTCCTGATAGTGCTGTTGGGATATTACCCAAGACACCACCATCGGTGTAATTACCTGGTACGTTTGAACCTGCTTCAGATCCAGATGCGAATGCACCTTGTCCCTGATACAGTCCTGGTGCTGTTCCACCAAGATTACCTGAAGTTCCAGGCTGGTTCTTTTCTATATTTTGTTCCGACATATTGTCACCTCCTGTGATTTTTTACTTATTGTTTTTTTAATTAAATAAGTCGGCTGTTTTGAGGAAACTACCGCCCCATAGGGATTTTTCAACCGTTTCAGGTTGATTCTGTACTATCTCGCCGAGATCGCCAGACTTTCGGAAAGCAGTGTCTTGCTCTACAAGTTCCACACGCTTACCAAATTCATTAAATTCACTTGACACTGCTGCAATATCTTTTGCAACTGCTTCAAATGATGTTTTTGCTGTTTCAACATCTACCTTAGAAGACTTAAGCATTTCTACTTCGGCCTGCAAAGACTTAACTGTTGAAACTAGATCGCTAAAGGCTGATTCTAGAGTGTTCTTGATTTCTGCAACTGAGTCAACAATTGCTTCATCTGATTTAGATACTTCTGTAACTTCTTCAACTACATCTGCTGCAGGAGTCTCTTCAGACTTTGCAACTTCTTCAGATGCTGGGGCTTCATCAGCCTTAGCAACTTCTTCTGTAGGTGCCTCAACTACGGCATCAACCTCTGGAGCGACCTCTGACTTTGCTACTTCTACTGATGCTTCTGTTTCAATAACTTCTGCAACTGTTTCTGTGTTTTCTGTCATAGGTTGTACCTCCTTGTTAATCTTAGAAGTATTAATGCCTTTAGCACTATCAACTAAGAATTTTATCATGTTTGTTTTTTCACTATCCGTTTTTTCAACGAACCCTATATTTTCCATCTGCTCACCAGTAATTGGGCTAAGTTCTGATTCATTTTCAGATGCTATAACAATACCATTTTGCTTATCGTAAAAAACATTTTCTAGGACAGTTGAGTCACCTTTAATAACATCTACACCATCTACCTTTTCAACCGACACAATGTTTGCAAATTGATTAGCAGGGGAATCTACAAGACTCAACTCTACCAAATCATATTCCTTAATAACTCTGATTGACTTATCTGACTTCTCATCATAGGCATCGTCCCACTTGTTCATTCGTCCACCAATAGAAAAACCTGTAAGTGTTCCATCGAGAACCTTTTCCCAAGTATCTTGAGCACCCTTTGAAACATATGCTGAAACAAATACTCCCTTATAGAATTTCTTTGTCTCTGGATCAAAATATTTATCTTCTTTAAAATCTACCATCTTGCCTACTGCTACTGGCTGATGCATTTCTCTAATGTTCCCACGGAATTTTGCAAATGCTGCCATGCTTGCTTCTGCAGTTACGATATCGTCTTGCTTATCAAGGTTGTCAAGGGATGCAAAACCAGATACAATTCTGCGTTCTTTATCTACCTTGGTTAAAGGCATAGATAGGCGAATATTATCACCATCTGAATTCCAATGCGCTTTTGATATAATCATGGTTATTCTATTATATACCCTTTTTTTCTAAAGTATCACTATTTGGACATATCGGACACGTCGTCAGATTTACGACCTTCGCCTTTTGGATTTCTTCCACTTACTGTGGCTGGTCCATCAGACTGGTTGTTAGTTCTTTCGGTGTCCCTTGCACGGTCTGCATTATCGTTTGCTGCCTGTTCTGGCTTTGGATCAAACGGTTCATTTCCGCCTTCTATCTGAGGAAGTCCAAGAAGTTCTCTTCCCTCATTTGGCATCATAACCTGAGTCTTAACAAGTCTCTCAATAATCTGTGACTGAGCAATCTCATCTGTAAGTGTAAGTTCATTAAACTTAAACTCCAGAATATCTGTTTTTTCTTTTACTATCTTGTTGATCATCTTCTCAAGATTTCTTTGTGCTGGTCTTGCAACCTGCTCTTTAAATGTTCTGTCTTGAGACAGTGCTGCTGCGATTGCTGCAGAGTCAGAACCACCAATCTTAGAAAGAGGAACTTGGTGTGCAACAAGAATGTCATCTCTATTTTGCTTACGGTATTCTTTAAACGATGCTTCTTGGATTCCATTTTCTACAGGGTCCATCTTAAACTCTACCTTGTTAGTGTCTGAGTCACCAGGAAGCGGTATGTAAAGAGTTCTGTGATTCTGTCCTTTAAGACCAGTCTGTAAGAATCTAAACATCTTGTCTTCTGCTTCAGCAGATAACTTAGCGCCCTTAAGTGTTACAACATACCTGGGAGTTGCCTTATTCTGAAAGTAATCAATGTTGTACTGTGACGCAAGTTGGTCTCCATGAAGTGATCCGATTGCAGACATAATATCTGGTACTCCATAGAATGTATTAAGTGGTGAGTATTCTTTAAAGTGAATGATCTCGTTAGGACGAGCATCTGTTCCAAGCGGGTTTGGGTTACTTGCTCCAAAGTTACGGAAGTAAACTACTTTATTTGCAATAACCTGGACAAAGCCATCACGAAGACGACGAACACGCATTGTTGTAGAAGGGATATGTCCAACATATCCAATATCACCACGAACAGTTCTACCTACTTCAAGGTACCCGTTACCTGTTGCTTGAAGATCTGTAAAAACCTTTTCCATGGTTGTTGTAAATGAGTCTTCTGTGTTTAGCGATTCTAGCCAATCACTTAGTTCAATCTTTGCTCGTTCAATTCTCTTACGTGCATTCTCTGCTGTCTTTGGCTCTGATGCTTCTAACTTAAGCATTGTTCTTTGTGAAACCTTAAACTCATATCCAAGACCTACAATGTTCTCAACCTTTGCATCAATTGCTGCATGGTTAGCAAAAGAGGTGTCATAAAAACTTGCAAGTTCATAAAGATTCCACGGAGGCGTAATTACATCAAAGAGTCCATAGGCATTTCTAAATACTGTTCCTGAGTTAATTTCTTTAGACTTTGCCCCATCACGACCTGTGCTTTCTGCTCGTGAACTATCAATATAGCCTTGTGTTGCTTCTCCCTTTACGATGCGGGAAGTTCTTCTTTTAAAGTTTGAGTCAAGTCCCTGTAGGTCTTTAATTACATCCCAAGACTGATTAAAAGGGTCCTGCTTTGTAAATGTATCATCTTCTGGAAGTGGGCTGTCTGTCTTTGCTCTAATAAAAAATTCTTTTTCTTCACTCATTAGTCATCACTTCCATACTTAGCAATTGTGTCCTTGGCTGCCTGAACTGCACCAAGGTCATTAAGAGAAGGAATCAGACCTTCTGCCATTCTTTGTTTTTGCTCAGAGTATTCTTCTTCTGAAATTCTTGTTAGTCCTGGGACGAAGATGCATTCTCCATCTCCTTCATCCCCGTAATATTTTGCTGCTTCTTTGAGTTTAGAGATTTGGAGGATGTCACCCTTCATTGATTCAATGTTGAGAACTGAACCTGTTCCATCCGTAAACCACTTACCGTTAGCCTTCTTATACACATATAGACCCCAGTCATAATGCTTTTCAATAACTTTTGCACGGGACTCGCCCACTTGCCCCTTCATTTTGGGCAGTTGCTTCTTCTTTTTACGTGGATCTTCCATATTCATATCAATAAGTATACCACATTAGACAGCATCAGAGGTTATTTGTTTCGATGTGATACCTTTATAGACTGTATATTCGTATCCATTAACCGTAAAAACCTTGTCAGTATCAACAATTATCTTATTTGTTCCAGTATAACTCTTATAAATAGTAGATGGGTCTACTCCGTAATAACTTGTTGAAGAAAGAATTAGAACACCATCCCAGACAGATGGAGATGTCTTCCAGTAGTCCCACTCAAGAGTGAGGGGGATTGCATACTTAACAGCAAACCAAGGTCGAACATCTACCTTTTGAACCTCTTGAAGGTTGGTTGACTGGTAGTAAGATATTGTGTTAAATGTGATAGGTCCATTTAGGTTAATTGACCCAACCCTAGAATTAAAGTCTAGCAGTGTAGGGAATGCAATTCCAAGGAACCCCCACTCCTTAACTGTGATTACTGGCTCTTTTACTAATTTACCGTTCCAATAAAATCCAATGCCGTCTTCAAGCCTTCCAGTTTTAACATTTACAGCATATATCTTTGCTCTTTCTCCGCTAGGATGTATTGCAACCATATAAAACTTAATATGTGTGTTTTTTGCTTTAATCTCAAATATCTCTGTTGAAGCATAAGGGAAAGCGTCTTGGTCATAGCGTATTGCTGTTTGCATAGCCATTACTTTGTAATTGCTTGACATCTCTTTGTTAATGGGAATAGAAAGACCACGATTAATTATTGGGTCGTAGGTTCCTTTTAGTTCGATCCCTGTGTACCGTGTAAGATATAGATAAGGAGAACTGCCCTTGTAAATTGTAAACGGATTTCTAGATTTGTAGTCATAGTAGAATCCAGACTTCCTATATGGATAAATTTCATTTCCAAATCTTGTACCAATTGGGTTTGGAGATGTTGAGTTAAAGGCTTGGGAAGCATATTCTAGATTTCTTATCTTTACCCTGTTATTTATAATTCCCTTTACGTTAAAATCTAAGTGAGTTACTATAGCAAGGTCCAAAACACGAACATCCTTTGGTGGATAAATAATCATGTTATTTACAACTTCATACTTTGTACTCATCCAGTTTTCTCCTGGAACAACAATGGAATCGTTTGATGGCTTTTCTATATTAACAAAGTTTGACTCTGAAAGGTTTGCCCCATTTGCTATATATTGAAATGTTACATAAGACTTTACCAAAGAGTTTGATGTGTCATACTTGTAATTTTTATATGCTCTATTTTTTAAATCATCGTAGTTTAAGTAACCAGTAAACAACTGATTATCTAATGACTGATAAGTCCTTTGAATTGGCAGGTTATACTCATCGGTTAATTCTCTATATGTCCATTCCCCAGTTTGTTCTTCTTCAATAAAGTTTGATGGTGCTGGATAGTTAAGGTTAAACTGTAGAAGATCTAAGTCATAATATGAACTGTTTTTTTCATCTTCCACATATTGAGCAAAGTATGTAAGAGGAATATAGTCTTCCCAATAACCTTGTATATCTATATCTAGTGCATATTTATCAAAGTAACTTGAAGGAGAAAGTGTATAACTTGCTGTGTGTACCTGGAAACCTTCCAGTGGGTACGAGTCTACGCTTCCAGAGTCAACTACTTGGTCCCACTCTGCCTCATTGGTTCCAAAATAATTATCTGTAGAGTTGTACGCCACATCTATTGTATCTGAGTACAAATCAAAGACGCTCTCATCGTTTAGAGGTATTCCTCTTTCATTAAATAAATACTCAATCTTTTTATGATTTCTTGCTGTGCAAAAACCAACCTTGTATATTTTACCAGTAAAGGTTTGTGTTAAGTTTGACCTTCCACCTATGTAAAACTTTAGGGTGTTGATATTGCCAAAGAATGATGCAAGATTTCCTCCAAAATACTTAGAGGCTTTGTCTATATCTAATCCAACAGAAAACATTTCTTCTATCGCTATTCCAGTAAATGGGTTTGAGCCTGACCAAGAAAATGTTGCAAGAACTTCTTCTGTTGATCCATACTTTAACTTATACACAACATTTTTGTTTTGTGTAGATACCTCAAAGTAGTCTGATGAATTTTCAGACTCTATCCTAAACAGTATCTGTGTTGATGTTGGCTCTTCTAAAAACTTAAAAGATCCATAAAAGGATCTAACCTTTTGATTTAAAAAGTTTAGATTATCAAAGTACATATATCCGCTTGCTACGGAATCAAAGGAAAAAAACTTATTTGTTTCATTTTGAATGTCTTCAAGATCAGAATATAACTGATCTATATTTGAAGATCCTAAAACTATTTCTGGAAGTTTATAGTCTGGTGTGCATAAAAGATTATTTTCAACACTAAGATTATCAACGATTGCCTGACCCCACTTGCCTATATTTGGGTATGAGTAATTATTTGTATAGTCTGCAAAAGGATAGTCGATATACACAGATGAGCCACTGTATGCCTGATTAATGCCTTCTGGAAACTCAACTCCCTGACCATAAACAAATCTTTTTTTAGCAAGAATTGTTGGAACTTGATAGGTATATATTGCAACGCAATCTACCTCTATTGGCGAAACATCCTCGTATGCATAAAATCCTATCCAGTCCTGATCTTTTGACAATGAGTTTAATTTTGAAGGGAACACAAGTTCAGAACTAAGATAGTTTAAAGATATAACCTGCTCACCATTTATAAGAAGTGATGAACTATTTTCTGAAAATCTAATGTGAATGAGCATTGGTCTAGTCCACTCTCCAACATAGTAAGATCCAGAACTATCTCCAATTTTTAAAATAATAAAAGGTCCTTCTACATATATTCCATCAGTAGAAGCAATTGGGCCAATTATTCGCTTCTTCGTAACTGAGTCTGAATTAATTCTTAACCATGCCTCTAGAGTATATTCTTTGTACTGCCCCGCTTCAGATAAAAACCCCAATCCTGGAATTATAAGGGATGGCATATTTGGGTTTGGTAAAAGTTTTGTTAGGTTTGATGCACCATAAACAAGTGGGATTCCTGTATTTTTTGCTACAAGGCTGTTGTCTTTAACTATGTAGTATGCTTTGTTTTCTTGAAGTCCATAAGCATCTGCCTCAATTCCAAAAGATGAAGGCAATGCAATACTTGACGGCAATGCAGACTTTTGAACTCCAAGAGATGAAGAGTTAAATTCTTCACACCACTGTCCAGCAGTAATTCCATTTATCAAAAACTCATAGTCATCCGTAGTTGACGCACCCCCTATGTAATTAATCTTTATAACAATTCTAAACTCAGTATTATCTTCTGGAATGTCAAATGTTTCTGATATAAAAAACCATCTACCCTGAACAGATGTTGTATAAGACTTTAGCCTTTGAATTGTGCTTCCAGATGTTGTGTCATAATATTCATACCCTATTTCAAAACTAGAGGCATAGGCACTTATCGAGTTAAAGAATGCCCCAATTGAAAATGTTGATAATGTTTTATTTAATGAAGAAAAGTTAACAATGTTATTGCTTATGCAAGTTATCTGCCCAAAATCATCTTCTGTCAAAACACCAGTTATTTTTGTAGTTTGGCTTTCTGGAAATGGCTCATCAAATAAAGAATGTGATGTGGATGTTCCATTTGTTATAGTCCACAAGTTGATATTACGATCTGATTCGTCTATTAGGCTTATATAGTCAGCCTTGTCATCAAGGGACCAAAGAGCGATGGGGTGCTCTGCATAAATTTTTTCTGCATATAGATTTGACGGATTAGACATTATAGGTCTATTTTATCACACTATGCGTGTGAACCATCGTGGTGCCGTATATCTGATACCCTCAGTTATTGGCTTAACACCATGGACAAAATCTGGAGTATCTGGGAAACACACAAGATCTCCAGCATCAGGCTTAATGTGTACGTCATAGTCTGGGAAGTATATTTCTCCCCCTACATAATCATTGTTTAAATATATTAAAGTTGCTATGTCATTAGGCTTTGTGGAATCAAAATGTTCGTGCATTCCATCCCCTTGACTAAATCTAGCAATATGGGTTTTGGTGCTATCATAATCTTGGAATGGGCCCACGTAGTTATCTCTTACAAACTTCAAAGAAAGTTGTCCATAAAAATTTAAAAGGCTTTGAATATCTGAGTCTTCAAATTTTGCATGAAATGTAAACTCTTTTTCACCATTACCAAACTCAGTAAAAGAGGAATCGACAGACCTGGCATAGTCTGAAACAAGCATCGCATCTTCTGGGTCCATGAACCCTCTTATAACTTTTATTTGGTCATTCATAAAAACCCTTTATTTCCCAGTTTTCCCAGTCAACTTCTTCATAGGATGCTTTATTTTCCATCCAGTGTTGACCTCTTTTACCCATCCAGGCTTCTGACAAGAATAGATCTCCAGAAATTATTTTTGTTATACCATGGTTATTTTCAAACTTTTCTTTAAAATAGACAAGATCTCCAGGCTCTGGCTTAAAAGATTTATCTAACTCAGGGAAGATAAAGTCTCCTCCATCTTCTGCATTTTGCCAAACAATAAAAGAATAGTAGGTTCCTTCTGGCTTTGTCTTTTCATTGTTGTGTGGCTCTGCAAATGCGCCACTTCTATATCTTGCTATGTAGTGCTTAGAAAACATTGGTGGATGATATAAATCTTCATTTTCGGATTGAACTATATCGTAGTAGGATCTAGAGTACTTTGAAAAAACATCTAAAACATTGTCTGGCATTTCTCCACGAGTATGTATGTCAAACTTTGTACCATCGTTGTCAAATAAATTATCGTGCAATGGTACATGGTCTTCCCTTGTATGAAATTTTATATTTTTAATATACTCTTGAACTATGTCTAAATCTGATTTTTCTATAAACCCTTTAACTATTTTCATTATTTTCCAATCTTTATTTCGCAATAGTCTGTAGTGCAGTACATCTCACCTTGAGCCTCAAGATTTTCTGCTCCATCATAAATAGCAGCAAAATCAATGTGCTTCAACTTGCCAATATATGACTCATATTGCTCTTCAGTAATCTGAGTATATGGCTGTTGTGGATATGTATGGTTTCCCATTGGTAGGAATGAGACTGCCTTTAGTTGTCCCTCATACATATGCAGTGCTGGAACAACATGCTTTGACTCTGTTTCCTTGTCAAATGAAAGTGTTACAGAAACACCATTGTCAGACCAATACTTCTGAGCAGTTGCAGCAAGAGCAATCTTCTCAAATAATGTAACATCCTTTTCAGATCTTGGATGACCTGACTTAATTGGGAAGTATACAACTGATGTGTTTGCTGATACTACGTCGTCTTCAATTGTGTACCCCGCTGCTTTAAACAGATGCATCATTGGATCTGTGTTTCCAAATCGAACTGCACGAAGGAAGAAGTTTCCTCCAGGTCCCCAGTGAACTCCAGGAGTTGCACCAGAAAGAATTGAAACTGATCCTGATGGCTTAACCGTTGTTACACGAATTGACTCACGAACACATAGCCACTCAGAGTACTGGTGATCATAGTGACGAATCTTGTTGTAGCCTTCATCCATCCACTCACGAACAATTGGCAAACCCTTTTGATCTGCAAATGATGCAATACCAGTAAGTGATGTACCAATACGACGATTACGTTGCATAATGCCGTTTGTTTGTGGCCAGTGTGTTGGAACAAGAGTTACGGTCTTTCCATAAAGGTATGCAAACTTTAGGGTACGCAGGAAATCTTCCTTAGATTCATGACGATTCAAGTGCACTTCTACAAGTGTACATAGTTCGTATGATTCCAATGGCTGCTCCGCACATGGGTTAAATCCCATCACACGATAATCCTTACCGTCTGGCGCATCCTTTAGTCGTCCATAATTACGAGCAACATCAAGCCAGATAAAACCTGGTTCTCCGTTTTCTGTAATTAAATCTACATAGTCTTCGTACTTTGTTCCCACTTCTGCTGAAATAGAATTATTAGACATCCAAGCCCAACCTGGATTCTCTGGATCAAATGAGTTACGCTCTGGGAACATCTCTGAATTCTTTAGATTCATAAATGTTTCATCTCCTGCTGTACCCAAAGCAAGTGTTGCTGATCTACGAACATTGCCTGATACCACACAGGTACCAATAAGGTTTACAAGGTCTACGATAGCACGAGAGTCTAGTGTTTCTCCGCCTCTGGAGCCGATTACACGGTCTATCTGGTCGTGCAACTTGATAAGAGGTGCAGGCCCTGATGCAACGCCTCCAAAGCCCTTAATAGGGGCTCCAAGAGGTCTGATTAAATCGTAGTTAAACTTCTGAATACTCTGGTTTGCTCTCAAGTAAGAGTTAATGAGAAGGCGTACTGACTCTACCCAGCCTTCACGAGTGTCTGGAATTTCGAACACCTGTTCTGGTTCTGTTGGGGTATAGATTGAGAAATTCTTATCCTGTCCTACTGTGTCAAACCCTACACCAATGCCAAGCATCAATGCATCCATTACCCAGGCAAACAAGGCTCCTGGATCATTCTTATCAAGGTCCTTTGTTGAAACCATTGCACAGTTTTGTAGTGCTGCTGAGTTCTTCTTCTCCATAGTCATAGGGGTTCCAAATGCCCACATGCCACGACCTGGTGGTGTCCATTTTAATTCAAACATTCTTTGGAATGCTTCTTGTGCAGACTTCTGTGCTTTGTAATCATTCCACGGTAAACGGTTTTCTTTAGCATGATTCTTCTGTACTGAATACATACCCTCGATTACACGGCGACACACCTCGTGCCATCTTTCTTTAGTTCCATCTTCCTTCATGCGAGAATATGTACGAATAAAAGTAATTTCTCCAAGTGAATTTTCTGCTGCATCCTTAAACCCAAATGGGCTTTCTTGGCTTTTGTACTTTTCTACGAAGTCCTCTGGAAGTTTAAAACTAAAAAAATCTGACATAATGTGTATCGTCCTTTCAAAAACGGATTAAGTGTTAAGTATAGCAGAGTTTTATAAAAAGTAAAACTCTATGTAAACCTATAGTTTATATTAAGAAAATGTTACACGAGAATTGTGTACAACTGGAGAACATCTTTTGCAATATGTTTTCTTGGCATCTGTAACTGGACAAGATTCTTGAACAATTTTATGACCAAGTAAAAAACAAACTATTTTTTTTGTTTTCACTATACTAAAGGAATCCAGTGTTGCTCTTGATCCATACCAAATCTCTTTAAATCTGCAAGAGGTGTTAGATCATAAGCAACAGTTATTCTAGGACCTTCCCAGTCCCAGTCTGCCATAGCGTGTGGATGTCCCATTTCAGAAAGGATTGCACGATTATTTACATTATGGTTTTCTATTTCTTTATCAAAAACTCTGTAATGAGTTATAGATGGTTCTGCACTTACAGAATAGTACCCATGAAAGTTTGGAGCCCCTGAAGGTCCATGATCGTGCCAATCTAGTTTACCTTTTCCAGAATGTGTTATATTAAACCATCCCTGAACCATAAACTTTTGCCTATCAAAATCTATTTCATAATACTCGCATGCTTCTTGTGTCATTTCACGAATAGACTTGTAAAGATTATGCAGTCCTGTTGAATGGAATTGAAATACGTTGTACTCTCTCCATTTCATTGTAGATACGCTATTTGACTGCTTCCAAAGTTCATTATCTTTAACTTCTGTTATTCCTATTAACTTTGCTTGTTCAATCTTCTTGTACCTATCTTGTAATTCTGCAGATAGTATCATTAAGTTATTGTCTAAATGTCTTTCAAAAAACTTGTGAGGTTTCTTAGACTTACTTACAGACGCTGTGCCCCAATCTAGTTTTTGTGGCATGCCGTTATCGTTTGGTGGAAGGCTATTGCTATTCATTCTTTACCCTTTTCTAGTAGTGTAATAATTATACCATTAAAAAAATGTATACCGTTTATGCTTGATTTGGGTTCCATTCGTTACCGTCGTGCGTTAGTGCACTATGTGTAAAGAATAGGTCGTTAGGCTCACAGTTAATAGTAATAACTGTGTGATCATAATCATGCATTTCGAGTACTGATATTTCTGCCCATCCATTGGTAGAATAATCCCAAATTAGGTCTGTAGGAGTTAGGTTGTCTGCTCTACACATGAATACCGTAGCGTCTCTCTTTATCAATATAAGGTGGTTTGGAGAGAAGACATCTTCATTAACGCTAATTACTTTATCAGAAGGATGTATCGTTACTTTATTAACTGTTGTGGTAGTTAGCGTTAGGTCTGCAATATCTTGCGTTGATGTCCAAGCCATCAATTCTTCTGTTGTGTAAGAGTTTGCAAACTCTGGAAGTTCTACAGACATTAGTACATCTCCGACGTAAACGTCTTCTGCAGCCTTCATAGATCCGTCTGCCATTCTGACCTTTGTCATTGGTGCAAGCGATGCCATGAAGCGTGGTGTGAAACTGAATCCAGACGGTGAGAATGAGAACGGTGAGAATCCGAATGGTGAGAATCCAAACGGAGAGAATCCGAATGGTGAGAATCCGAATGGGGAGAAACCGAACACTCCGAATGGGGAGAAACCAAATGGAGAGAACGAGAACACTCCAAATGGAGAGAACGAGAACACTCCGAATGGGGAGAATCCAAACACTCCGAATGGGACGAATGAAAATGTTGTTGTTATGCTATTTGAAGCACCAGATGCTGGCCCTGCTCCACAAGCATTAACTGCAGTAACAGTATAAGTCTGTGCAGTTCCCTGTTCTTGAGAAATATCAATAGAAGTTGCTGCTGTGCTTCCAGATTTTCCATCAGATGAAACCCAGTTGTATTGAGTAATTGCTGAACCACCGTTTGATGGTGCTGTCCAGGTAATTCTGTCTACTCCTGCTGAAGGTGATGATGCTGAAACTGCTGTAACCTGTCCTGGAACTGTTGTTACAGTTACTGCAGAAGAAGAAGCGGTTAGTTCAGAGTTTCCATTTGCATTAGAAACTCTTCCCTGGAAAGTATAGTTTGTTGCTGACAATAAACCAGTAACGCTAACTGGAGAGGATGCTGAAGAAGCATTTTGTCCACCATTAGAAACTGCATAGTATCCAGAGATTGCTTTTCCTCCAGTTGCATTTGCTGTCATTGCAACTGTTACAAGTCCATTATTCAAGGCACGAGCAGAGCATGAGACTGTTATTGCTCCTAAAGATGGTGCCTGTGGAACAGTTGTTGCTGTGATCTGATTTGATGCTGCTGAGTCAGATCCACGGCCACCTGCTGTGTTTGTTCCGTATACCTTAAATGTATAGTTGGTTGCTGATGAAAGACCAGTAACTGTTAAAGGAGATGATGCACCAGTTGCAGTTTTTGTTGGATCTTCAACAGCATAAACTGTAAAAGAATCTGCTGCGTTTGGACCAGTGGCAGTAAATGTTACTGTCGCTGCACCATTGTTATATGGACGGTTAGTTCCAACATCTGTTGCTGTTCCTATGGTTGGTGCGTATGGAGCCAGGAAGTCGTTTGACGACTGGCTCATTCTACCTGCTTGTTTTGACATAGTTAATCTCCTTTAATTTTTTATTATGCTGAAAGGTCTCCGAAGACCAACCATCCACTTGAAGTCTTCATTGCTGTTACAACTGAGTTTGTAGTTCTGAACTTCAAACCTGGTGTTCCTACAACGCTGTTGGTTGAAGCAAACTGTGCTCCAGTTCCTGAAGCCTGGTAGAAGTCAATTGACTGTCCAGTTGAGTATCCTGTTGCAGGAAGTGTAATCGTTACTGCTCCAGTTAGTGGAACAAACTTGTCTGCTTCTCCCGCTGCAAGTGTTGCAGATGATGAGATTGCTGTTGCAAATGTTGTTACAGATGGAACTCCCAACTTTGTTTGAGTACCGTCTGAAAATGCTATTCCAGATGCTGATACAGTTACTGTACCAGTAAATGTTGGGTCTGCAAGCGGTGCCTTTGCTGCTAGAGAGTTTGTTACTGTTGTTGCAAAGTTTGCATCGTCACCCAGTGCTGCTGCAAGTTCATCAAGAGTATTTAGTGCTGCTGGGGCAGATGCGATTACTGCATTTACCTGTGATGTAGCATCTGCAATAGCCTCTGACTTAGCAGTTGCGATTGCTGTAGCCTGTGCTGTTGAAACTGGCTTATCTGCATCTGAAGTATTGTCAACATTTCCAAGACCTACGTGAGCCTTTGTAACACCTGATACAGTTCCTGTGAATGTTGGATCTGCCTTTGGTGCCTTTAGGTCAAGAGCAGTTTGTGCTGCTGTTGATACTGGCTTATCTGCATCTGCTGTATTGTCTACATTTGCAAGGCCTACTGAAGACTTTGTTAGTGCTGAGACTGCAGTTGAAACTGCTCCGTCAGCATATGTCTTAGTTGCAAGTGCTGCAGTGTCTGAAATACCGTGAACATTTGTTGTAACTGCATTGTGGTCAGAAACTGCTGTCCCAATTGCTGATGCTGTTGCTGCTGTAGTTGCAAGGGCTGCTGTGTCTGCAATGCCATGAACATTTGTTGTATCATCATTGTGTGCTGTTATTGCTGTTGAAATATTTGTTTGTGTTGCTAAAACTGATGTGTCAGCAATTCCGTGAACATCTGTGCTGTCATTATTGTGTGCAGTAAGTGCGTTACTTGCTGTAAGTTCGGCTGCTGACTGGGCTGCTGTAGCCTTTGTCTGTGCACCAGTTAATGTTTCAAGTTGCGCTGTATCTGCAATGCCATGAACATTAAGAGTCTTTGCTTCGTGGGTATCTACTGCTGTATCTACTGCTGTAACGAATTCAGCAATTTCTCCTAGTGTGTCTAAGACTCCTGGGGCATTAGTAATTAGTGATCCTAGTTGTGAAATTGGAATATGTCCACTGGCATTTAGTGTTGCAATACCATCTGGCTCTCCAACAAGTGCTACTGGAACGTAGTCATCTAAAGATCCGCCTAGGTCTTCTAGGTTCTTAAAGTAAGATAGTGCTGACCATGCGTTTGCTCCGTCACCCATCTTAAACTGATTAGTATCAATTTCAAATCCGATTTCTCCTGCTGCTAGAGTTGGGTTCGCAGCCGTCCATTGTTCTGCAGTTCCTCTGCGCTGTTGCATTCTTGTTGCCATTTTATATTCTCCTTATGGGGGCTGCCCAATTATCTTATCTTATTATAACATCAATTTTTAATTGAAATTATCTACTACACTACCACCATCGAATACAACTGTCCAAGTTGTTGTACTTGGTCCACCTGCATCCAAACCTACACCCAATGGGCTATTGAATGATCCACCTTCATAGAACTGAGATACTATGAAACCAGTTCCATCAATTGCGGTATCGTGAATGTGCTGTGGTAAGTTATTTGTATCATCGATAGTTGCCTGGGTATACCAAGAACCCTCGTAATAGAAGTTAACTCTGTTTGTTAGAGTGTCTAGCCACATTGTTCCATTAGTTGGTGAAGAAGGAGCGGTTGAGCCAACAGCCATTGAACGGTTATCGACATACTCCTTAGTTGCTGCATGTTCAGCAAGAGTTGGTGCTCCTACTGTTACTGCATTTCCGAATGTACCGCCGTTTGCTACGACTAACCCATTCTTGACCTTGAAGTCTTTATCGACTGTTGCCATTTACTGCTCCTTCTTCCAACTATTTTTATTTTTTATTAAACTAGAAGTGTACCCATAACAGTAACTGTTGAGTCATTGTTAGCGGTTGTTACCTGTAGTTGTACGTTTGCTCCTGAAATACCTGCTGAAATTGATGACGCTGAGCCATTTGTTCCAACAATTCCGTATTCAGTGATTGCAATGTTATCTGAAGAGTCAAGTGTCAAAAGGACCTTTGATATTTCAGTATGTGTTCCGTAGGCAACCTTTACAAGGTATTCTGCTGAACGGTAGTCAGCCTTTGCGAAGGCGTGTGCTACTTGAATTCCTGCTGTAGGTGCTGATAGTGTTGCTGCAATCTGCTTAGCAACTGAGTTTAACTCAACAGAAGTAAATGAACGATCTGTTCCATCTACCGCATCACGAGCACGAGCATCTGTAAAGTACTTATTTGTACCTTCTGCAAGATCAGTAGTTGTAGAATCTGCTACACCGTTTTCTGCGGTAATAGTAAGTCCTGCACCTGATCCTGTGATTGTGATATTTGTAAGATTTGCACCAGTCAAAAGATCTGCTGCTGAAGTCTTGGCACGAGAATCTAGGAAGTATTGGTTTGTTGCACCCTCTTCAATATCGTCTGTGTCAAGATCATTAATTGCATTTGTAGCAAAAGATTCAGCATTAGTCTGTGCTGTTAAAGCAGAACCTGCTGCATCGTAGTTTATTGCAAGGCCATCTGCGTAGTCTTCTGCTGCTGATTGTGCTGCTGCTGCTGCACCATACATATCGTATGCTGCTGCTGTTGCTGCAACTGCTGCTGTGTTGAAGTCTGAGATGTCTGCTGAATCAAGGCCAACTACAGAGATTACATCGTCTGTAATATCAATGTTTGCGCCTTCAGTTAGATTGTTCTGCTTGCCTGCAACAAGGTTAGCAACATCAGTTGCATAGTTTGGATTATCAGCCAATGCTGCAGCCAACTCATTAAGTGTGTCAAGAAGGGCTGGAGCACCGTCTACAAGGGCTGCAACTGCATCGTCTGCATGCTGTTCTGCTGCTGCCTGTGCAAGACCAATTTCTGTGCTTGTCTTGTATGCTGACCAAGCCTTATCTGTAGCAGTGCCATTTGCATCGCTAATCTTTGCATCTGCATAATCTTCTGCGTTAGACTGTGCTGTTGATGCTGAACCTGCTGGGTCATAGTTTGGTGCAAGGCTATCTGCATAAGACTTAGCATCTGCCTCTGCTGTGTCAGCATATCCCTGATAAGCAGTTGTAATTGCTGTCTCACGAGTGTCTGTGTAAGCCTTAGCGTCTACTTCTGCCTGGTCTGCGTATGCTTCATAAGCAGTTGTAATTGCTGTTTCTCTTCCATCTGTGTAAGAGTTTGCTGCTGTCTCTGCATCGTCTGCTGAACCTGCTGCATCATAATAAGCATCTACTACTGTACGATCAAGTGAAAGTTCTCCACCTGCTGAAACATCAAACTGGTTTGATACTGACTTGACTAGTGTTTCTCCACCAATCAAATCAAGAATGTATTGATCTCCTGCATTTTCTGTAAGAATTACCTCACCGTTGATTGTACCTTGTAGGCCTTCAACGACGAGTCCACTCTTAATCTTAAAATCTTTATTTACTGTTGCCATTTTTTATATCTCCTTAGTTATGCCTTAAGTCCAATTCGTGCGTAACGAACTGTGACTGGCTTGATCGCAGGGTCTGGAGTGACTGTTAAGGCCACGGTATTTCCAGTGCGAGAGACATTAATGGTGCCAATATTCCCATCATTGTCGATTGTTCCGTATTCGCTGACATTTACATTTGTACCGTCAACGAGAATTGTTAGTTCGGTTGCATAGAACTTATTGTCCCCTGCAGAGGTCTTTGATATTGAAACAATATACTTGACCATTCGCCAAACTGTAGCGTCAAAGTTATCAACAACAGTTACGTTCTCAATACCAGTGATTGTGTTTTCATTATTACCTGCTGAGCCAAGGTCTGTTGCCTGTGCTGAAGCGGTATCGATTAAATCTTCATAGTTTTCTTGAGTTGGTCTATCTCCAGTTTGGAATAGACTCTTAACTGCTGGAATTGATACTTTAGCCATGTGGTAATTATATCACCCTTTTAATTAATCTAATTAGAGAATATAGTTGCTGTATCCAATAACTTGAAGTGGGATTGGAGGTGGATTTGTTTTTGAATATCCAAACACACTTACGTTTGTAAAGCGAACTCTAAAAGGTAATACTTCAAGTAAAACCGCTTTTGGCTGTATGTGATCTATACGAATAGACCTTGAGTCAAGTTCTTTTATTTGTCCGTGTGCTAATTGATGAGTTGTTTGCATTACTGTGTTATGTCTTCAACAATAACCATTGAGCCTTTGGCTAC